AATATGGGCATGGATCTTACCATCCATCTTCTGCCAGCGTCGACAGAATGCGTAATCTTCCGAGAGGTATCTCCTAGTATCAGGGTCAATCATACAATCAAATACGGCGTAATACTCGTCAAAATCGCGGTTTTGATGATCATTTTTACATAACAGTTCGGGATACTTTTCATGCATCCTTTCAAAGACGGATCGTTTGATCATCATGAACCCAGTTGGGCCATCCAAAATCTCTACGAAACCGTTTTCAACTGTACGTCTGGCAGAACCAATATTGACGACAAGACTGGAAGAGAGCATCGCCATGTCCCTCTCATCACCTTTCTTAACAGCTTCTGCAGCCTGATCCCACATGACAACCTTTTTCGGGTAACACGCGACTGCTATGTCGTAGGTAGATTCTAAAAGTTTGACAACCGATTCGGGTTCAAAATCGACATCGGCATCAATAAACATGAAATATTCAGCATCCGTCTTTTGCATGAAACGCCCGACGGCTACATTACGAGCACGATGTACGAGTGATTCATTTTCTGTCGTATCGAGCATAAGTTGTACACCCTTATTTATGAGAAGAAGTTGTAGTTTAATTATACTGGTCATATATTTATCTAAACACAAACCCCCGTAGCATGGTGTTGAGAGAAACAACTTCACCATTTAGTAAGTCACGCCCTTCAGCTCTAAGTGCTTTTTAATAATACATTCTATCTTGTTTACTGTGGGTACAGAGACGCCACATATTGAACAAATCTCACTCTTTGTATGAACACCTCTAAGTGCTATCAAAATCACGGCAGACGCGATACTGTTCGGTGTCTTACTCATGAGTTCGATGCAGTCTTCAATGTCGCTACACATCTTAGTACAAGTGGGTCGGTAATCTTGACCCATATTGAAGTTTCCTAGTAGTCGATGCACAACATCACAAGGTTTGGTCATATAATTCTTTTCTGTTTTTCCCATTATCGTCTCCTTAAACATCTGTGTCGTACGGCTCATGTCTTTACTCTGTATACCAAACATGTCGGCAATCTCCCTTGTCGTTCTTGGCACCTTCGCCAATCTACACGCGTATAAAACGCAATTACCTTTGATACCGATACGAACAGCACCCCTAGTTAATTTACTATCGTCAAATTTCTTGTACATCATTTTAGCATCTTTCAGTATCGAATCGGGAAGTGTATAACACGCCTCGTCAATATCCTTGTATGCATGAAAGAGTGAACGATCTTTGTGGTTCATCGACATGTGAAAATTAATTTTCGCCATACGCTTGAGTTCATATTTAGAAGAACCTGTTGTTGCAATAATAGACCCCTTTCCCCATGCTTGTGAAAAGAGTTCGGGGTTTGAGTTTGGATTTCCACATCGTGACGGATCGTTTATTTTTCCATCTTCACTCACACCACTCGTCCATTCCGGTGATTCATCAATGAACCGATCTTCGACCAGACCACATGATGAACACACCGGTAATCCTTCTGGTGTGTATACTTTTACTCCATTACACTCAATGCAAAAATTTTTATTGAGTAGCTTTATTTCTTCTTTCCTGCCGAATATAGTATCGACTTGGTTCCATATAGCAGCTAATTCCATTCTACTGGATGTCAATTCTTATTTTTACCTAGAACAACGCACTTACTTAGGTAAGGGATTTTTCAATCATATCAATGGTTTCCTTAAAACTCCTAGCACCTGGGGTAGAAGGCTTCCATTCCTCCCATTCCTTGTCTATAAGTTCATGACCTGGTGGGGGTCCGATTGGTATACCATCATCGGGAACGACGAAGTCCGCCATCTCAGAGTCTGTGTCGGAATCGTCATGGTCTTCATAAACGTCACTGTCTACATCCTCGACGTCAATTTCATCATATAAACTGTACATGTTAATACCTACCATCTTCATACCAAGATCGGTAAATGCTGTACCACTTGGGTAATGTTCAAATACACTTTCGAATGGAGCCGGGTTAAGATTTCCAGACTCCAACTGGTAGACACAAGCACTCTTGTATATTTTATTGGTTGGAGACAGATACGAAACTCCTAGTGTATTGCCGGTATTCATGCCTACGAGGGCGTACATCTCATCTTCTGTACCATCTTCGTTCACGAGTAACTTGATGATGTCGTCCTGGAATATGCTTTCGCGCGAAATCATACTTAGAGTTTTCGGACAAAAAATAATCAGGGTAAATAACACAGATGAGAGTTCAGATTTATTCAAAGGATGGGTGTGGGTTATGTGATGCGGCTACCAAACTATGTGCTTCGGAAGGTTTCGATTATGAAATAATTAACATAGATGTAGTCGAATTGAAAAAGTTATGTGAAGGTAAACTTGATTCCTATCCTCAAATATTTGTGAACGATCGTCGTATCGGTAACTATTTTGAATTCCAACAATTCATCGAAGACGAGTATGAACCATTGTTGGAACCGACGTTGGACCGTTTCACTGTTTTTCCCCTCAAACACCAGAACCTTTGGGATCTCTATAAGAAGGCACAAATGTCCAATTGGACAGCTGAAGAGATTGACTTTTCGAAGGATATGGAAGACTGGAATAATTTAACGGACAACGAACAAAAGTTCATTAAGTATATCTTAGCATTCTTCGCTGGATCCGATGGAATTGTTTTCGAAAACATTAATAATAATTTTGCTGATGAAGTACAAGCCTCCGAAGCTCGCTCTTTCTATGCCTACCAAGCTCATAATGAGATGGTTCATGGTGAGACGTATTCAAAACTGATCGACAAATACATCAAAGACTCAACAGAAAAGAAACAGCTTTTCCAAGCTGTTCAGACAATCCCATGCATTCAACGTAAAGCTGAATGGGCCATGAAATGGTTTGACAAATCACGACCCTTTGCCGAACGTCTATTTGCTTTCGCATGTGTAGAAGGTATATTCTTCTCTGGGTCATTCTGTGCCATCTACTGGCTCAAGAAACGTGGACTCTTACCAGGTCTCTGTTTTAGCAATGAGCTGATCAGTAGAGATGAAGGTCTTCACCAAGAATTCGCAGTCGAACTTTACAAGATGCTCAACCAAAAACCATCAAAGGAAACTATTCACGCGATAATTCAAGAGGCGGTTGAAATTGAAAAGGGGTTCATTCTTGATGCACTCCCATGTAGTTTAATCGGTATGAACTCCGAAAAGATGTCTGAATACATCGAATACGTATCTGATCGTCTTTTGAAACAAGTCGGGCAACCAGTGATTTGGAAATCCAAAAATCCTTTCGATTTTATGGAGAATATTTCATTGGATGGTAAGACGAACTTCTTTGAAAAGCGAGTGGGTGACTACGGTAAGATGGATGAAGATTCTGACGAGATTGAATTTGATGATGAATTTTAAACTCTCTGTAATTCGTTTTCGGCTGTACTACTGGTTCGTACGAGTTCCTGACTTCGCCGTTTTCCAGATACTGATGTGAACGCAGAGATCCACCGAGAAACTATACGTTTGGATGAAGTAATCGATCTTGTATCGTCTTCTACGAGTATACTTAAACCATTACAAACATCGGGTTTATTTTCTTTACCTGGAAACTGTGAAAGAAACGCCTGAATGGAAACAGCTGGTATATCGGGTGAATCACTTAAAAGCTTGTCGTATTCCTCTCTTGATTTCATAATAAATTCAACTACTTCAGTTCTATGTTTGACATCAAGAGATATCTCCATATCTATCGACCTATAAAACTTCGACCATTGTACACACATCGCGGAATGTGATTCAGAAAGTGATAAACTCTGACTAAATTTACTAATCGATGTGAGAATACCACCGAGTACGTTCATAAAAGCGAAGAAGTATTGGATGATCATAATCTTGTTCTTAGTATCCGTAGATACGTCTTCGTTACCACTAGGGTTTAAAACTGCGAAACCACCCACACCCGTGATACTCGCTATAACTATACTAGGATACGCTAACCAATCGTTTTGTTTCTTATAGAATAGACGTGCATGGTTATGAAGCCAGCGATACCCCGCTGCCTTCTCGGCCCATTTTATAAGCAACCTTTCCTGGCGATCACACCATTCGCAGCTGTCGTCGCTCATAGCTAACTTATCCTGATATATTTTTCAAGATCCGGTTTCATTTCTTGTACCCACCATTTCTTTTTTTCCGCATCCCATTTTGCACCATTGGATTTTGCGAATTCTTTCTCTTCGTAGGGAACCTCCAAGTATACACGGGTCATCCAATTTTTAGCTTCTTCTTCAGTTTTGAATGACTTATATACCGCACCCGGGTATCCATCCACTTGTTCTTTAGCTTCGTCCCATGTTGTGTATATACCTGTAATATGTCCCTTGAGGATACTGTAAAATTTTTGTTTTTTCGTAATCTTTCCACCAGCAGTCTCAAATGCCAATGCATCAACTTCTTCATTTTTAGGATTACCGTTGTGGGCCTTTACCCATTCCCATTCAACCTTCGTTAATTTATTACGCACGTCATCGATCGCAATCCATAAATCTTTATTTTTCACGGGTGTACCCGTTGATGTTATCCAGTCATTCTTTTTCCAGTTGATAATCCATGAACTAATACCCTTCTTCACATATTGACTATCCGTAAATATACACACTTCTTGAATGTCTCGAGTTACACATTCTTCGAGGGCTTTGAGGATCGCAGTCATCTCCATTACGTTATTAGTCGTGTCAGTCTGTTTACCAGATAATCTAAACTGCTCACTAACCACACCCCAACCACCACGTCCAGGATTACCGAGACAACTTCCATCAGTGTAGATCTCATACATACTTACTTACTGGGCTTATCCTTATATTCGGAAGCCTTCTTAGGTTCTTTACAGATCGTGTCACCACAATGATCCCTATTTTGATATACAGAGTTTATAGAAGTTGAAATTTCCTCACAAGACTTAAGAGACCAACGTCCCAAAATAGGTTTTTCAACTTTAACAAAAAGATTAAATACTTTCTTAAACATTATCTATATACTTAAGTGGGTTGTCAGCTTTAAAGAAGTTTTTAAAGGGACACCCTTCACAACGTCTATGTCGTACCGCACACTTAACTGCCTCAGGTTTGTCGATACAAGGTTTTTTTCGTTGTCTGTAGGTTCGTCGACGTCTAATGGCGTAAATAAGGATCGATGTTTGACCTACAGCTAACATACTAACACAAGTAGTTTCGTTTTTAAATAGCATTAACAGTGCATTTTAAAAATGATTTATGATTTAATTTACTAATATACCGAAACCAACCGATTAGTTGGAGAAGGCGAGGCCGCCCATACCGCTCTGGATGCGGAGGACGTTGTAGTTCGTGGCGAACATGTTGAGCGAAGTCGCGGCATCGGTATCCATACCAGCCTTAATCTTGATGGCAACTTGGGCGTTATCAATACGCGAGAAGTTGCAGGTACCCGTGGGTTGATGTTCCTCGGGCTTGAGCGCGAAGGAATACGAGTAGATACCGGGCATGGGGGAACCAGAGTGGTGGCTGTAGGCTTGCACTTGGTTGAAGTACTTACCGGTTTGCTCCTTGAAGCGGTCTTGGCCGTTGAGGACAAGCTTGAAGGATTCGACGGGGCCGACGGCACCCGCACCAGAGGCACCTTCCTCGATGAGGCGGAGGGATCCTTCGGAGGAGAACAGGGGGACACCACACGCCTGGGTGATGGGCACATAGCAGTTGGACAGGTTAGGGTCCGTGGGGTCGGACTCGAGCACAACATCGGCGGCACCAACGTTGGAGGTGAAGTTCCACAGTTTGGCGTTCGCGGAGGAAGCGGGGGCGACGGCCCACACGAGCTCCTTGATGGGGTGGTTGTACGAAAGGCGGACCTGCTTGGTCTCACCCGCGGTCACGGAGTCAACACCAGTGTGCTGGACCTGCTCGATCAGGTATTCGTGACCCTTCTGGGCGAAGCGGCGACGCTCCTCGGTGTCCAGGTACACGTAGTTACCCCAGACCTTGAAGGTGTTCAGATTGAAGTAATCCTCGAACTCACTGGTCAAATCGAAATCGATTCGGACTTCGTGGTACTGGAGAGCGATCAAGGGGAGGAACAAACCGGGGTTGCGGTTGAAGAAGAAGATCAGGGGGAGGAACACTTGGCCCTTACCCGAGGTCATCTTACCCCAGTTAGCTTTCTTGGACTCATCCAAGTAAAGCTCGGAGTACATGCGCCACCATCTCTGGTAGTGCTTGTCAATGCGCTGACCACCGATGGACAGTTCAGCAGTCTTGATCGCACGCTCGGCGACCCAGTTGCAGTCGATGGCGTCGGCAGACTTCGTCCCGGTGACCTTGGAGGTCAATTCAACGTACATGTCACCGATGAGATCACCGTTACGGGCGACAGTCACGGAGATGCGGCCGTTGTTGGAGGGGTTACCGTTAGTGGTTTGTTCGATGTTCTCCATCGCGAAGTTGGTGTGGCGTTTGTAGACAGCCTGGAAGAAAGTTACCTTGGGGTTACCCGTCAGGTAGACGTCTTGGGCGCCGTAAGCTACGAGTTGCATGAGACCACCGGCCATTATGAGAGTTTTGTATTATATAGTAACATTTTAAATTGGCCTGATACCGCACGTCGCGAAAAATGGACATTGGTCTTTTCTTTGTATAACACAAATGATCACCGACACCGACGAAATCGAAGAAGGGGAAATTCCCCAAGAGGAGGATGAAGAGGAAGAGGATGAAGATGAAGAGGAAGAGATGTTCATAGATGAAGATGCTGGTATCGACTTGGTCGATATCCTCACAACCCCCGAAGGTGATACAGTTTGTAGTGCCCTTGTTGGTTTGGTACAGCAGATGCAGATGCAAAACAAAATCCTGATAAAGATGCTTGGAAAGTTAGCTTAAAAAATAGATGCGAGTATTAGTAAATCGAGGCATGGCAACCCACTACATATCCGAAGATGCCGACGAACTTCAATCGAATATGGAGATTATAAAAAATAAAGTCCAGTCCATCAATTCTGATGAACTCCTCAAACTTCTTGAACAACAGGAAAAGGAATGGGATATGGGCATCAAAAATAATACATCGATCCCGTCAGAGTTGGGATACAAACGTTTTTTTAGACCCGAAGAAATCAACCCAGTAACGGGTAAACCATTCCGTGTCGACATGGAACATACTGCTTCTTCTCATCGCCGAGTCATCTCGTTGATGGGTCAGATGTTTCATCGAGCGACCGCCCTGGAAATTTCTGATTACGAACCCAATGACGATGGCCTGAACGTTTCGTTTAGAATCAATAGACTGATCGAACAAGTGGATGACGCGTTCCAAATTGTTTTCAGACATGCGAGAATCTACGAAAGAATTAATAATCCCACGTGTCAACCCTTGAACACGGAATGTGACCCGGTATTATATAGATGTAACACTACCGCACTTGATACATTATCCCCTTATCAACAGTCCCTTATTTCTTTCCTCAACCATACATACACCAACAACATTCGACGGTATAAGGGGTATTGCTGTACCCAAATAATTACACCGGATGGGTATACAACACGTGCGTGGAAACCAAACCGATCAATCGAAACTGAAGTGTTCATGTTTTCCCAAAAGGAAACGAATCGTGCGAACTGGGAAAACTTAACATCCCGTGGTAATACGATTAACGACGTCATTCGTTTCGTATCGAAATGTCACGATATGCAGTTCCCTGAAATCTCCAAAAACCGCCATGTCTGGAGTTTCAAAAATGGTATCTTCATAGGTAAAGACATAGCTAAAGAACGGGTCCCGGCCACTGGTAAGTTCAGATCTAACTTCTATAGTTACGAAAGTAAAGAGTATAAATGTCTCGACCCCACGATCGTAAGCTGTAAATACTTTGATCAGATGTTCGAAAGTTACGATCACCTAGAAGATTGGTGGGATATTCCAACACCATATTTCCAGAGTATCCTGGACTATCAGGGATTTGATAAGGATGTATCTAGATGGATGTATGTAATGGGGGGCAGACTTTGTTTCGATGTAAACGACCTTGATGGTTGGCAGATTGCTATGTACTGTAAGGGTGTGGCGAGAACCGGTAAGTCTACATTATTGACGAACGTATTTCAGAGGTTTTACGAGGCTGAGGATGTCAAAACGTTGAGTTCAAACTCAGAAAAACAGTTTGGTCTTTCCGGTATCTACGATGGTTTCATGTTCATCGCACCCGAGTGTAAGAATAATATGAGTCTCAACCAAGCTGAACTACAATCTATCATCAGTGGTGAAGATGTTAGCGTCGCGATTAAACATGAGAAACCTAAATCGATTAAATGGACTACACCTGGCTGCATGGCCGGTAACGAACTCCCAGATTATAAAGATGCATCCGGATCTATTTTGAGACGTCTGTTGGTCTTCGACTTCCCCAAGCAAGTAAAGGATCATGATGCTGACCCACGCCTCACCAACAAACTCGCCAAGGAGATCCCAGCAATTCTACTCAAATGTGTACGTGCCTATGTCGAGTATGGTCAGAAATATGCCGATCGAGACGCATGGGCGGTTGTTCCCGCGTACTTCAAGAAGATTCAAAAACAAGTCGCGATGGTGACAAGTTCCCTGACAAACTTCCTCGAGAGTAGTGCAGTTGATCGAGACCTCAAGTTATTCGTACCCCAGTCAGTGTTTACTCCAGCATACACTTTACATTGTACGCAGACTCTCAATATGGGAAAGCCACGCTTCAATCCAGATGCTTACGCTGGACCCTTCAGTTCATATGGCATCGAA